AGTTTCTTAATGTCAAGATTTACACTCCCCTCCACAGTCATATCTGCATCACCATCTACAAATACCTTTACGTTCCCTTTGACACGAAGATTATCATCCGCTGTTGTAATTCTATAACTATTATTACTACTATACTGTACAGTATCACCATTAGGATGCATTTCTATAAATGTTCCTGATTTGTGGTAAATACGAATTCTTTCCCAATTGGGCGTATCATCCACTTCAATGGTATGTCCAGATGTAGTTTCAATAACCTTATTGTTTGGGTATATGGTTTTATATTGTGAAGGGGGATTGTTGATTTTATCATCAACATAATCTGTGATAGTATTTTCACCACGAGCCAGTTTATTTGTATCTGGCTCATTCGTATACCTTGGAAACTCTCCATCTGGATCATTGAAACCTAGATTTCCATCTCCTCCAGGCTCAGGAATACCATGCCACGACCCACACACCATTGGTTGTTGTGCATCTTCCCCATCAAGGAAGAAACCCCATACCCAGCTACCCTGTACTAGACCTGAAGGTGAATATCCTATACCGCTTGTGCTAGCACTTGTAGTAGGCATTGAAACAATAGCCCAATGCAATTCTTCTGTTGGTAATATTTCCTTAATTTCTGTATGAAGGGATACCATTCTCACTCTAACACGAGACAAACTAAGTGGATCATTTACATCCTCAACAACTCCCATGAACCATACATATTTTTTATAACCTAGATATTCTTTTTCCATTATTCAGATGCCTCAATTGGTTCAGGTAGTCCAGATTTCAAACATGTCAGTCTCATAACATACTGCTCAGATGTCATTGTGTGTTCTACTTCTGAAACCAAATATTTTCCACTAATATACTTGTCATACTCGGGATTGTTTAAAGCACTTTGGTCTGGAGGATAAAAATTAATCATATCCCCAACAGCGACACGCGTTGTACCTGATAACAATATGTTTACAATAGTCCCTTTAAGTAGAGCTTTAGATGCATTTCTTTCTAACATATAATCATTATAATTCTCAGGGAAAAAATCTTGTTTGTTTTTAGCATATGCATTTTCATTTCTTCCTAGGTCTGCTGTATAGGAAAATGTTTCTGCTATATCTGTACTATTGTAATTAAGAAAATCATTTGTTTGAGGAAGCGTTTTGTCAATTAATAATATTCTTTTCTGATCCTCTTCATCAGTTATGATATATTCTTTCTTAACTATCTTCTTCAAGATGGGATCAAATGAAATAATATTTGCTCTATAGGCACCATCATATAACATTGTTGAACTATCATTTCTTTGAACAACACTATAACTAAGAGCACTGTCAGTATAAAGTCCAGTCTTGGCATTAGTATCATCAAAATTTAATATAGAATAATATATGCTCATTACTGGTTTTTGCTCTATCAATGTTCCTAATGAACGAAAATTGAATCCTCTTGTACTTTCATAAAATTTATATGTGTGACCATTTTTGATAGTGCTGTTAGCTCTTTTCACACAGACATCAAGAGCTTCGCTAATTGATAATGCAGGAAAAACTAAATGATGCTTACTAGATGTTTCTTCAATCAAAAGCTCTTTTTCTGATGATAGCTCTAATTCAATATCAGCGGGTTTAAGAACAGATTCCACAATATTAGATATCGAGTCTTTAAATGATGTTTCAGGACCCATTTTAACAAATTGGTTATATTCTGCCGAACATATATTTAATGTATAGGATAAGGTTTTTTCACCAACAACATTAACATCACTTACACTAAAAATTTCAAATACTATTTTACGATTCTCTTCATCATCATTAGCGTTGCTAGGTGAACCTTCATATGGTATATTAAAAACAATCTCTACTGTTTCTTCAGACATAATAGGGACAGCTTCCAACAAGTTCAATGATTCTGTCATTGAAATTTTACCGTATAATATTTTTGAGTTTAAACTTTCGGTAAAACTAATGTCGTTAAAAAGGTTAGTTATGTCGTATTGTTTACCAGCATTACTATAAATTATTGCTTTTTCAATAATTATCTGAGCAGTTTTAGCAAGATTAGAAGTTGTAGTAGCCATTATTTAAATATATCTTTTAGTTCGGCCTCAAGCTGAGGAATGTAGGCCCTGTCTAGGATCTTTATTTGTCTTCGACTTTCGTTCAGTTCAATTTCAAATTGATAAGAATCTTGAGTTGAATCAAAATCACTTGAACCATCAACAATATATTTCCTACCATTTATTGTTTTGTAATAAAATTTGATATTTGATTTTGCAGATTCAATTGATCCATATTCCGATATGATATAAGAATCTAACTCTTCAGCATTTAATGGCCATTCGAATAATGGATCAATATAATTATTAGCTGCCAATACAACCCAAGCATATTTTGAGTCACCGTAATACTTGTGAGCAACAGTATCAGGTCTTTCACCATCACCTACTGTATAGCTATAGAATGCTGTACGACTATTAAGAACAGAATCAAACAATCGAATTCGAACCATTATGTTGGTTACATATTCAAAGTTGTTTATATAATTATCTCTAGAATAAAAAGTTTTGGGAAAACGCTTAAAGTAATTCATATCTAGCTACCTCCACTATCAAGACTGGCAGCTAAGCCTTTTGTATCTTTAATTAATTTATTTACTTCGGTGACGGCGCCGCCAGCGGCGCTGGCTGCTTTCGTTGAAAGATCTTCACTAGCAGCTCCACCATAATCATTAGCTGTTTCAATTTCTGTTTCTGTAAACTCTAGATCAATAGTAAGTTCAGTTGGTTCTAAGTTGTTAAAGAACGAAGGTGTACCTTGTGATCCAATGTTAATATTAATACCTTTCAAAACACATCTCTTGAATTTGAAAATAGTATCTAAAGGTGTTCTTGGTGGATTGGCATAACCAGCCTCACTGAAACTAATAAACACTTCATGTGGATATGAAAGACTAATTCTTTTTTCTGAAATAGCGGGTAATGAATATTTCTTTATCATCTTAATAATTTTTTGCAATGCTGCACTATCTTCTGGTGAAGTAGATGTACATTGAATTGTAAAGTTAAAACTTCTCATATCCATACCAGTGAACAATGTAGCAAGATGTGGATTGGGTATAAATCCTGCAACAGCGCCTACAGTACCCTCAGACAATGAATTGATAGCTTTGAGACCTAAGCTCTCGCCTACTTGTGCGGCGCCGCTACCAATACTAGCAGCAATTGCTTTCAACTGATCGATCGAATCGCCACCGGTGGGAACACCACCAGCATTTCTTACAGTATTTTCAATAACACCACCAGTCCCTAAACTTTCAGTCGAATAGCCTACAGCGGTCTGGGTTCCAATGTTTCTTGGAAGAGGAAGTATGATCGTTGCTTTAGGATGTCTCTTAGCTTTTGAGAATCTCTCGCTTCTATCATATTCAAAGAAGTCCATACGGAAGCATAATTCTCTAGCAAAGTCTTTAGGAAATACTTCTGATTCAAGAACACCAGTTGTTGCACCACCAATAACGGCGTCAATGCTTTCACCAACTGTATTAACGACACTCTCAATTTCTGCTAAAGGACCATCAACATAGTCTTTCCTGAAACCTTCGTAAGCTGTATTGACGTCTTTTAAGGTTTTATCAGCAAAGCCTTTTGCACCATTACGAAACTTTTTTAATTTATCAGTGATAGATTGAGCGTCTTCTTTTGTAGCTGCTGTTACAACGCGTTTAAATTCAAAGTGTTTGGACATGTATAAATACCTATATGAAATACCATCAAGGAAAGTTTAAACCCAGATATCCAGAAAAATATAAGGGTGATCCTACTAACATTATTTATAGGTCTTCCCTTGAGCTAAGATTGATGAATTTTCTTGATGATAACTCTCAAGTACTACAATGGGCAAGTGAAGAATTCTTTATTCCATATAGGTCCCCTATTGATGGAAAAATGCATAGATATTTTCCTGACTTCTGGGTTAAGAAGAAAGATGAAAGCATTTGTATTGAAGTTAAGCCATCCACACAATGTAAACCTCCAAAAGTTGAAAAGAGGCTGACACCAAAAGGTAGAATCAGTAAAACATATTTGACTGAGGTAAAGAACTGGGGTATCAATAGTGCAAAATGGGAAGCAGCTGAGAGGTATTGTAAACAAAAGGGATGGAGATTTGTTATTATGACAGAGAAGGACTTAACACCAAATGGTTAGTTACATTTACGATAAGATTCTTAATAGCCCAGATGCTCCAGAAAAGAAGATAGAAGCAAGAAACTTCTTCAGAGATGCTGCCTCTAATATATCCATGAGTGATGCAAGTCCAATGAGAATGATCAGTGGCAATAAGGCTGATCTAACAAATAGAATACTTCCAGGAAGATTGTATATGTTTACATACGATCCAAAGATGAAGAAAGAGCTTCCTTATTATGATACATTTCCAATGGTTATGGCTATTGAAAGCGATAGAGATAGTTTCCTTGGATTAAACTTCCACTACTTGCCTCCACAACTCAGAGCTAATTTATTTGATGAGCTTTACAATAGAGTTGTTGCACAAGACTCAATGAGTATCCAAACTAAGATAAGAGTTTCATATCAAATACTTAAATCTGCATCAGCTTTAAGGTTTTTTAGACCTTGTATAAAAAGATACTTATATGGAAGAGTCAGATCACGTTATCTTTACATTCCACCAGAGAAATGGGATATTGCTTTAATGCTTCCAACTGCGCGATTTAAGAAAGCAAGTATAAATAAAGTATATGCTGATAGTCGTAGAAAAGTAAGACGTAGATGAGTTTATTTGCAAGACTTAAAAAAATTAAAGATACTGCAGAGCGTGTAGGTGACTTTACAGGTCGTTTGGGCGATGGATCCATAGCAGATAATACTAGAAATGAAATTATTAAAGATGATGCAAGGTTAAGACCTAACATACCTCAAATTGATACAATCAAAGCAAATCTTAAAACTGGACTTGCATCTCCTGCCCGATATGCTGTATTAATTTCTACACCAGCTTCTTTAAACACAGATGCAGCATTTCTTACATTCAAAACATCAGCTGTATCATTACCTGGTAAAAGTCTTTTGACATCTGAAGCCAAACCTAAAGGCTTTGGTCAGATAGTTAGATATCCATATCAAAACTTATTTGGCCAAATGGAAATGACATTTATATGTGATGAAGATTATAAAGAATACAAATATTTCTCAGCCTGGATGGATAGTATTGTTAAAGGTGCTAATAATAAAAACAGATCTACACCAGGATTTGATCTTGTTAGCTATAGACGTTCATATAATTGCTTAATCAGTATCTTTACATATAGACAAGATGGAACTGTAAGCTATACTAATTTTATTGCAGACGCATATCCAAGAGATGTGACCCCAGTACAGCTGAGTTGGGAAAATCAAAGTCAGCTATTAACATTCAATGTTATCTTTGAATACTCTCATCACTATGATGAAACAACTAAAGACTTCCTAGATGGTGTGCCAAACCTTCTAGGGGGTATCAACAGTGAAAATGTATCACAAATTACAAACCTGTTAGACTCAGCGTTTGGAGCTTTTGGTATTGAATCATCTATTCCTCAAGACATTAGAGATATTGACTCTATTGCCCGCGGAGGATTGAAATTTTTATAAGGATAAATTATGGCACTCCCTAAAATTGACAAACCGTTATTTAATATTGAACTTCCTATCTTGAATCAGAAAGGTAAATTTAGACCTTATCAAGTAAAGGAAGAAAAGATCCTACTACTTGCACAGCAAAGTGAAGAGTTTGATCAAATTGTATTAGCAACAAAACAAATCATCACCAACTGTATGCAGGAAGGTGATATAGATATTGATAAACTTCCTAGCTGGGCTATCGAATGGATCTTACTACAATTAAGAATTAGAAGCGTTGGTGAGTCGGTCAAAGCTAAATTCAGAGACAAAGAAGATCAAGAGATCTATGAATTTGATATTCCTCTTGACGAGATTAAGCTGACTGTTGATCCAGAGCATACAAATAGTTTTCATATTACAGAAGACATTGGTTTGGTTATGAATTATCCAACCCTTGAAATGGCTCAATATTTTGTAGCTGATGATACTGATTCAAACTATAATGCTATTCGATCATGCATTAAACAAGTGTTTACAGATGACGAAGTTATGGAGTTTCAAAACCATGACGAAGAAGAACAAATTAACTTCATTGAGCAGCTTGGTCAAAAAGAAATGGCAAAGGTTATTAATTTTTTTGACACAGCACCATCAGTAAAATATACTATTGATTATACAAACTCAAAAGGAACAAAGAGGGTTCTTGAACTGAACACGCTCACTGATTTTTTTACCTAATGCTGGGTCATAATAGTATTTCAAATCACTATTACCTTATGTTTAATTTGACTCAGCACCATGGATATGATCTAAATACATTAGAGGATTTAATTCCATTTGAACTTGAAATATATACATCTATGCTAGTAAACCTGTTAGAGAAACAAAAAGAAGAACAGAAAAATGGCGCTACCGGTTATTAGAGCTGCAGCCAATAAGGCAAGCTCTTCAGTTATGGATTCATTTAAGAATGTTGCATCGCAAGCATTCATTGAACCGTTTCGTCCTTTGTTCAAGAATCAAGTTATCGATACAATTAAAGAGATCCAATCTGATGCTAAAGTATTAGCTGATAAGCAGAAGGATGATCTCGAAGAATCGCTAGAAAGCTATAATCAGTTGAATGATGGTATTGAATCATTGAGTGATTCGTCAACAAATCAACTTGATGTTTTAACTAACATATTAGAACAAGTTACTCTTCACAAAGAGATGTTCTTTGATCAAATGACAAAGGCAGCTAAAGAACGTGCCTTAGCCGGCCGGTCTGCTCGTGAGGCAGCTATTGAAGATGCTTATGAGAGTCCAGCTGTACCTTTATCAGATGATGGCGGAGATGGTAAAAAAAGTGGTGGCTTTATGGGAGGAATTATGAAATTCCTCAAAGGTGGGTTTATGAGACTAGCCTTCTTTACTGCTATTCCATTGCTGATTGCTTTTTTCAATTCAGATACATTCAAAAAAATAGGTAGCTATTTAAAAGATAAGTGGCCCGCAATCAAAGAAGCCGTCGGAAGGCAATTTGGAAACCTCTTTTTGTTCTTCGATGACTTGAAAGATATATTTACAAAGTTCTTCTCAGATGAATCTTCAATGTCTGACAAATATGAAGCAATAGTATTTGAACTACCAAAAGCTATGTTCGACTACTTGAGAAGAACAGCTGATACTATCATTTCGCTGTTTGGTGATTTAATTGGTGTTGACTTTGGTAAGACACCTGTTACAGATTTCATAAACAAAATTACTGAAGTAGTTACAGGTGCTTTCACAGCCGTTACAGATGCTATTAGTCCTATCGCAAAGGGTGTAGCTAATACTGTTCAAGATATAATTGATGGTATGCCACAGGGAATGCGTGAGGCATTAGGTCTACAAAGTAGAGCAGAAAAAGAAGCAGCAAGACTAGAGAAGTTACGTATCGATACTAGTTTACAAGAACAATCCGAAGCTGCAATGACTAGGGAGCAGTATATGGCGGCAGGTGGCATTGAAGGTGAGCAGCAAAGAGCAAAAGAAAGACGTGATGCTCAGATTGCCGAATTGGCTAAATCAAGTGGTGTAGAACCGGTTACTGAAAAATCTGGTGTTCCTGATCTTGGTATTAATGTTGAATCATTAAGTGCCCGTGATAGAGGCGCATATAATAGAGCCGTACAACAGCTTCAACAAAAAAGAATTGATGAAGAAACATTCCGCCAAAAAGTTTCAAGGTTTGCTCCTGATCAAGTTTCAGGGACCACAGGTCAGATTGCCGATCAATCTAGAGCTCCCCAACAGGCCACACAACCAGGTCCAGTGATTATTACAGACAACAGATCAACTGTACAAGACAATAGTAGAACAACTGCTGTTGCAGGTGGGGCAAACAAAGCTCCAGTAGGTGTCGACTAAAAAAAAGGGGTGACCGAAGCCACCCCTTTTACTGAATTAGACTAGAAGGAGTTTAGTCTTCTTCAGCCAAGCTCTTGAAAAAAGCAATATCATCATCATCAGAATCAGCTTGAGGAGATTGAGAGAGAGGAGCAGATTCTGTTTCGTCTGTATAGCTTTGAGTCCAAGAGGTTGTTTCTTCTTCCTGCTGCGGAATAGATGTTTCCTCAGCAGTTGTAGTCGGAGCTACTTTTCCAAGTACACGATTGAGCTTTGCATTCAACTCATCATAAGACTTGAAGTTTTTAGGGTCGACAAATTCTTGAAGGGCATATTGCTTATTCCAAATAGCTTCTAGTTGTACATCATCATCAAGTAGGGGTGCACTCGAATCAAACTCAGATGAGTCATAATTCCGATAGCCTGCTACTTTACGAATCTTTAGTTTGAAGTCAGCGCCTTGCCAAAAGTCAAATGGATTGACAGGTGACTCATCTTCGAACTCAGGATTCATTTGAAGGTTGATTTTATCCCAGATCTTCTTACCAAACTTGTACAAGAAGACTTTACCTTCGTTTGCAGGATTGCTTGGGTCTTTAACAACATAAATGTTGCTGACAAACTCGAGCTTGCGCTTTTGTTTACGAGCTTGCTCTTTACCTTCATCACCACCAGTGTTCCAAAGTAGTTGGTTCATTTCACCAACAGGGTCTTTCTGGTTAATGGTTGTCAAAGAGTTTTCAATATACCAACCACCAGGACCTTGGAAGCCGTGTGAAAAGACACGAACGAATGGAACGTCTTCACCAGACGAAGCAGGTAAGAAGCGAATGACTGCATAGCCATTACCAGCTTTATCCACAGTAGGTTTCCAGAAGCGATCATCTCCAGCACGAGACTGCTGGGTAGGATTTAGCTTCTCAAGCTCTGTGTTTAGCTTTTCGATAGATTGGGAGGAGGTAGTTTTTAGAGATGCAAAATTATTTGCCATGTTTATATTCCTTATATTTTGTGTACGATTGTATTAATTTTATCCACTTTATCATAACGATATCTTATTTATCCTATATTTTCTTGAAATAGTCAACGATTAATTTCTTAAATTTATCCTTGTCATAATCAATAAACTTACTGTACTTAGAGCACTTGGTACGAATATCAGGCCAAAGGATCGTGTCCTGGATCTTCGCATTAAACGACTTAATACATTCTGTCACTTCACAAATAATAATGAATGTATCGATCGATATTACACCCTGCATGTATTTTTGTACTAACTCAGGATGCTGACCATCCTTGACAACGAAGTCAGATTTGTCAATGGATGATAACTCTTGTTTGAAGATATACGATAGAGAATCTTTTCTTTTTTTCCATTCTGTATATCTCTGATACCCTTCAGGGCTAACTATTTCTCCGATCCACCTATTTGGATCATCTATAAGGTTTGCTAAGAGATAACCGTGAGGATCAGTTTGCTTAGCCAACTTATGAAAAGTATACTTGTCATTACGACGTTCAAAGCTGTCACGATTAGCACGAATCTTACCATTGTACTTAATGTAATCGTATCCTGTGGTAAAATGTTGCTTAAGCGCGAGATAATCTTGATAAACATCAAAAGGACTCATATAGGTAGCTTAGCAGAGGTTTTCTCAATTAGATTCAACTGCTCAGCTTCCATTTCTAGTTTAGCTTTAATTACTTGATTCTTTCTGACATATGTAACTGCTTGTTCAATTTCAATCTTGTTCTGTTCGCACCAAGATACAATTGCATCCATATAACCCAACTCACTATTTGATACAATTTGTTCTATCTGCATTGCAAATTCACTAGCAGTTACGATACTTTTAATTTCAATACTCATTGCATACTAACGAAATTACTGATACAGTATCTCCCGTTACCCTTCACTTTTGTTACTTCATGTTTCAATGAACCATACATAAACACCATCCTGTTAAACTTACACTCAATAGTCTTATCATAATCAGTTAAGATTAAATCACCGCCTGTGAAAGGTTTTGGTTGATTATAAAACCAAGACAAAGTTGTAAAGAGACTTTGATCACGATGCGACTCATAATAGTTTTTATCATTATAATGACTTACTAATGTATTGTCTTTAGTTGCATATTTATACCCAAGATATAGATCATGTACACCAACTAGAAAATTAACTATATGAGGTGAAAATGCTTTACGATTGAGCCTTAGAATATTACTCACATCTCTGTCTGTATAGAGGTCATCAAGAAACCTTCCTTGATTTTCTTTCTTTAGTCTCCCATCATCATCAGAAGCAGCACCAGTTAATTCAGGTGGAAGTAACTTCTCAGGCGTTAGGAAGTTTAGCTCATGCATAATAAGCTCTAGCTCCTCGTTATTGTAAAAGTCATCTATGATAACAACTGGACAAGGAATCGGAATAATTTTAACTTTGCTTTTATCAATCATATCAATCATGCTTATAAAATATATGTGTGTCAATGGTTACAGTCTTATTGTACACCTTTGCCCAGGATGGGTCAACATAGTTTGCGTGATAATGTGTCGCACCATCTGTAATATCGGGATATATTTTCTTCCTAATATCAACCGCAAGTTCTAATATCTGCTGAAACTTTCTTTTATTTCTAATATCATCTGATAAACCATCACAATACCAACTAAACTGGCAACGATGTTTGATAGGATAGTATACTCTTGATTCGTCTGGTAGGTCTGGTAAGTTCCGTGTCTTCCAACTTTCGTAATGTGGACCCTGATGTACAACTGTACAAATACTATTTGGGAAACGCTTACTATATACTCTGTTCATCGTGACATTACCAACTGCAACCATACCAGCCGTAGGCTCATTGCGTGCTTCGTGGTAAATATTCTCAGCTAGACAAAAAGTATTTGGATCGATCAACAATTGTTGAAGACTTACTCTTTCATTTAACTTGGCAAATGTTGCTTCGACATCAAGTGTCTTAGAAATTTGACCTTGTGTAGACTTTACGGTTATCAAAAGCCCTATGCCAACCAAAATACCTAGCCTTCCAATCCGACTGATCATCGCTTGATAAATTTTGCCACTCATCTCTCTTCTCCTTGACAAGTTGTCCTGCATCAATCCAATCCGTATTGAGAACAATTGCTTCTGCTTTCTCTTTATACTCGATAACTTCATCCCTATCAAATCTATCTAACTCGATATGGAATAACTCAAAACATACTTCATTATCTACCCAATCTAAGCTAAAGTCAAGCCCCCATTTAGGTTTTATTGTAAGTAGTTTGTTTAGGAGAGAATTGTGTTCTGTATGATGTCGGATCTGTGATCTTGCTTCACCGCCATAAGCCCATCTTGTATTAATCAAACTATGATCTAGAATTGGACCATGTTTAATATCTTGTGTTTGTTTGAACCACGTAAGATGATTTGCTGTGTGATAAAGATGCTTTTCGCTAATGTCAACATTGTTTGCAGCATAGAAATGCTGTTCAATCTTGTTTAACTCATACCCATCCTTATCAAAGAACTGCATACTATCATACATCAACCTATCATCAATAGGTTTTGTAATCCATGCAAAGTCGGGGTGTTTGTTACATTGTAGCTCAAACATATTTTATTTATATGGTCGGAGATGCAAGACTCGAACTTGCGACCCCCTGGTCCCAAACCAGATGCGCTACCAGACTGCGCCAATCTCCGTCATAATAAAGTAGTTGGGGACTTCTGTTGCTAGGCGTCCCCTGACCCCGAGTGGTTATGCCGCTAGGCGATATCCCTCATCTGCGAAATTATCGTTTGCAGTTACGAGTTTGTTGCGCTTAAGGTGGCTTCCGCACCTGTTCTCCACTTACCTATTAAATACCAGTCGATCCCATTTCACCCCCATAGAAATATCATATGGGTGTTGGTGGAGGTGGCGGCTTCGAAGCCGCGTCCTGTATACCGTTCAGTTCGCTTCATCGAACAATGAAGGCTGAGCTGAACCATGCTGAGCAACAACCTCCAAACTTATTTATGCTATTAAACTCAAAGTTCCATTCTTACCTTTATGTGTAAAAACTTCTCTCCAATCCTCTGTACGTATACAAACATATTGACTACGAATCAGAGGCTTCTTAGCATTTGATACGGGTTTAACAACTAATAGACGTTCTACATCAGGGCTAGCAGCATAACCATCTAGTAGATCTGGATCAGTAAAGTTTGTTCCTAATGTCTTCATCTCTGTTGCTTTACGGTCAACAATGATATCATAACCAGCTTGATTATCGATACCGAATGTAGAGTTGCTATCATAGAAGCAGAAGAAGAACTCACCAGGTCCAACTTGAACCTTACCAGGTTTATAATTCATTAACGTAAACTCTGTAATCTCATACAAAGGATGCATCAGAACATCTGTACTAATCAAATCAGACACATCAACTAACTTACCACTAGTATCCATATCGTCAATGGTATGATAATATACAAGATCTAAAAAATCTGTTATGTCAGATGTCTCTAGATCATGTTCATATGCAGCACCACAAAAGATACCAGTCAGCTCACGAACGAACCAAACATAGTCTTGCTGCTTCTTGGGATTAGCAAGACCTTCCCGTGACTGCAAAAAGAAGTCGATACTATTATATACCTTACCATAATCAATCATAATTTAATCTCTCTCTTTTGACTATATCTTATTATCGGATAGAAAAGACAAAAGGTCAACGGTTGATTAAACATAAACCAGATTATCATATGAATACCAACCTGTGATAAGATATTTCGAACCACTGTAGATAGGATTACCACGGTGTGGATGGGTAATCGCTGCAGGCCAGAGAACGACACGGCCCGCTTTAGGAGAGACTTTGATTCCATGATGAAGATATTCGGTCTCGCCGCCTTCTTCAACATCATTCAAGTATAATGTATATACAAGAAATCTGGTTGCACTACCATAATCCATATTCTCTGAATGCCATGTATGATAACCTTCATGTGCAGTTGTTTTCTGAATACTCATCCCTTTAGCAGAGTGAGGACCTACACCATCTAAAATTGGATACTGTTGTCGATATTTTTGATAACAATTATCAATACCCGCATAAAAATTATCAATTAATGTTTCATCATAGTATGGTGTAGAGGGATGTGGTGCCCAGTCATATTGTATTCTAGTATCTTGAACAAGATTATTTCCACGTTTATTAATATATGTTTTGTTGTTGCGATTGAATTGCTCGAAGTTTTTAATTACAAATTCACACCAGTCTTTATCAAACGCATCATCATATATTTCAATCATAGATTTAATTGTCATCGGTCAGGTCCCCTAGTAATGATGTTAAAGATTGTACCCGACTAGTCAAAAGAGTAATTCTCTGGCCAACCTCAGTAATTTTATTCATCTCACGTTCAAGTAATACTCTAGCATCTTCTAGATCATTAATATCAATTGCTTGTTTTTCATTGATACTTTCCACCATCGAGTTGACAGCAGATTGGACTAAATGATGTTCGTGAAGTATTAGAGATATAAGTCTATCTAGTGGCAATGTTGTTTCCATATCAATTATGCTGCAAGAGCCTCTAAATGCTTACACTTCTTTCTAAACTTGAAAGCAGGGCAGGAACATCTATCAATCCCCTGCACTCTTTCAACATCATATAGATCACCTTTTGATCCGATCACAGATATTTTTTTATCTTCCGGGATTTTGAAATCTACTTGACTATCATCAATCGAAACAATATTAGCTTTGTTTAGACAATGTGTGAACCCATCTTCTCTTTGAAGAAGAATCTCACCAAATGTCTCACCGATCTTAATGCCGGTAAATGTTTGATGATGACTTACATGGTACCCATAAAGATGCCGGCGTTCCCATAGAGGGTTTACATAACAAATTTGCATAGTACATTAATCTTTCATTCGTTTAATTATATCTGTCACTTTGTGATTGTCCTGTGCTGCAGCAATGATGATTGCCTTTGCACCATAATAGTAACCAAAGCAAAATGCAGCAAACATTGATCCGACTGCAATTAAAGTGTGTAAGTAAACGTCCATTAGTTTCTCCGCATAGTTGAATAATCTTTAGGGTCAGCAGATCCTACAGGAACCGTATTAGACTTATGCATAGTAGCTAGACCCTTAATATATGTTCCCGTATATTTATTCTCAGCCTTCTTAGATGTCTCACGTCCAAAGCAATCCCCAGAAGGATAAAGATCTCTATGAGACTTCGCTGATTGACTTACAGTGTCATCGACGGTTATTTTTCCGCGATTTTTGAACTCGACTTTATTATTAGCCTTTTGCCGTCTTTTCCGACCATTGATATCATAATTCAAAGAGCCATAGATGTTCATTTGTAAGATCCAACCTTCTCGCTAGACTTCCACAAAAGGTTCGTAGCAATCTGCTGACATTGTTTCAATGAACTTGCTTTTTCAATATCCATGCGGAACCTCAACTGATACTGAGTAAACTTCCCCGTTCCTTTAACCTGAAAGTTATCTACCATATCATTAAGGATAGCTTTAGCTTGATCAACAGAACGTGACGACCATACTTGCTCAATTTGCTTTTGCATATTCATTACTTGACCTCTTTAACTGTAAGACGATGAGACTTGACAAGATTCTTCTGCTTAGCCCTAGCATACTGAATAACTTCAGTAACAAAGCTATCAGCATCATAATGAGCATTATGCAAAGATGAAGCAGTGAAAGTCTTAGCTCCAACAGAGCCATTCTCAAATGTAATAACTAGATCTGCAATCCATGTACATGTATTAGTCATAATATATCCTCTTTATCTTTCTACCTTATT